TAGCCAAATCCATTAAGTCGTTTAAGTGTGCTGCGGAGACAGGTCCGCCTTGTGTAAATCGATCAGGTAACGTCATAACTTATTTATCCGAGCAGCGAAGAAAACGCAGCCGATTCAATTAAAGGTGGACCACCACCCTTCTTCTGTATTTGGCTAAATCCAGTCCCGTCGAAAAACTTATCCACACCATAAGGTTTAACCAAGATTTTATAGGCAATATCCCATTGGTCGTTGCCTTCGTTGGTTTGCTTAAAATCAGATTCCGCACCTAACATGATCGCAGTACCCGGCGAAAATGCACCCAAAAGAGTGTCAGCATTCATTCTGCCGACTGTTGAAAACAATTCATTTAAGGGCAGAAACGCATAACCTTTTCGCTTTAATGAAATAGCGAAGTTAGGAACTTGGATAGCGGGTTGCACATCGTTGGCAGAGAGTGGCTTGCCGTTTTTGTCACCCCCACTCCATTCATAATCACCGTTGGGGAAAGTAATTGTTTCTACCGACACCCCAACAGATATTTCGTCAATTTGCTCTGATCCAGGTGTATCCTGTTTATCTCGCTTGCCGTACTGGACCATTAATTGGGCTCGATTACCTTTGCCTTCCCAATTAATTTGGACACTTCTAACAACAATTGTTGGGATATAAAAGCAAATTGCTGGACCCAAATATACATAATCCCCGTCGATAGTCTGCCAACCCCCTTTTAATTGTTGTGCAATTGTAAACGTATCGTCAAAATCGACCCAGATTTCTTGGCTTGCAGTCCACCCGTTATCGTCAATTTGGAATCCTAAATATCTATCACTAATTATCGCCATGGGCTCCTTAAAATGCAGGTCTTAAATTCGTCAAGCTTAAAACGTCTGTAAAGAATTTATTTGTTTTCTCTTGCTCTTTTAATTGTCGTTCGGTTAGTTGCTCCATTTTCTTTTCGTGTTGCATTGATCCACTTTGAATGCTGGTCAACCAACTTTCTAACGTTGTCACCGAACCTGTAGGGGCTTTTTCTTCTTCTTTAGGTTTTAAGTGATCGGTTGAGAGTTTCAGCTTTTTCTTTTTCTCTTTTTTCGCTTTGACTTCTTTTTCTGGTGGTGCGGGAAGATTTAGATCACCTGGATCGGGCAACTGATCTTCGGGGGCTGTATCTTTGTTAAATTTCTCAACAAACTTTTTATATTCTGCCGCATAACGATCCGCAGCCGCATTAACCATATCGCTTTGCACATCAGGTGATAACAACAAATCGGAACCAATAGACTTTGTGCCTTCGGTTAATCCCTTAAAGCCTTCTTCAAAACCTTCTGATCCACCCGAACGAATATATTTCCCCATGTCTTGCACTAACTTTTTAACGTTGTCGGCAATATTGGTAAAAATAGTAACTGCATTGGTCGCCATATCGGCTAGGATGGTTCGCCAATTTTCGCCAAACCAAACAGCGATTTCTTTTATATGCGTTCCCATGGTTTTCATCTTGTCGATAACGCTGGTGACAAGATTATTTGCCTTCTCTTTCATCAAATCTTTGAACAAATCGAAATGGGTCGCCATAAAAGTAAGTTGCATAATTCCATTAAAAATATGGCTGATCATGGCAGAGATTTTTGTGCCAACCCAATCTGATACTGATCCCGCAGTGGCTCCAATTTGTGGAAACGCTGTTAAGAATTGGTCTTTACACCAAATCACCATCTCAACAAGTTTTTGGAATTTCTCGGCTGCTGATTGAGCAAAACCAAGAATGCCAACACCTGGACCAGTGATTAATTGCCCGATACTCTCCGAAGCGTTTCCCACCGCATTTGTAAAACGAGACCAAGATCCGCCGAGTGTATTAACTTTGGCTTTGGCTTGCTCCATACCAGCAGCAGCCATTTTATTTACGATTGCCATACGTTCAGCGTTGGTGGTTGCTGATCGCAGGGCAGGAATATTTCTTTGTAATGCCTTAAAGGATCCATTCAACGCTTGCCCAACTGCAACCGTTGCAGCATTAACGTCACCACCAAAGGCTTCTGCCAATTCGATACCAGCCGAAACAGCGTCTTGAGCAGCTTGCCCCACCAATCCCAAATTGGTTGCTGTTCGCAAAAGCATATTTACTTCATCATCACCAATCGTTGTGAGAGATTGGATTTGAGCCGCAAACGCTTCATACTTGGGCAAGATTGCGTCTACGTCGGCACCATGCGCAGCCAGAGCAGCCCTTAAACCTTCGGCAGCCGCTTCGGCTTCCATCCAACCAGTCACAGCAGCCTTGATCGCTAGGGCTCCACCAACTACCGCAGCAATCGGACCAAGAGTGGTCGCTAGAGTTTTGCCTAATCCACCAACGGCAGATTTAACCGCACCTATACCTTTTTGTAGCCCGCCTAATCGGGCTCCAATATCTACGTATGCCTCAGCAATCTTAAAAGCCACTCAACTCCTTCTGTTGGACAAATTATCTACGTTTTCTGCGAGATATTCTGTTTTGTTTCTTATTTAACTTTTCCGTTGCATCGATCCATAATCGCAATTGTGGAAACGTCAACTGATTTAAAACATCAGGTGTCCAATGATAGTGGGTTGCGAGAGATACAAAACAATCAGCCCATTTCGATTCAGGTTTAGCGTCGTCTTCTTGCGTTGCTATTTCCAGAAAAGTCATTAGCTCAGCTTGTGGCAGGTTCTCTAATTCGGTGCTACTGTATCGTTTTTTTTAGACGAATCATCTTCAACCCAAGTTAGCAGATCATTGACGACATAGATCAATCCCAACGCTTTATTAAAGGCGACGTTGTTCCAAGACTTCAATTCGTCTCTGGTAATCTCTGGGTCATTAATCCTGATCGATACAAATATCCACTCTAAGACAGCTTCGGCAACATGCGTATACATGCTGATATCGTTGAATTGAATTTCTGACCAGAATTTCTTTTCAACTTCAATTCTTCCCTGTGGTGATAAATCTTTGACCATCTCTCGAAAACGTTTTAATTTGTCACCTTTGACCCACAGACGTAATTCCGCCCATTCATTAAACGTCAAAGGGGAAATCATATACTCTTTGCCGTTCACTGTTAAAGGCATTGGCTGCTTGGTTAAAATTTCCAATTCGCTCAATGCCTTTAACTCTTTTTCAATCTGCTGATCTAGTAATTCGTTCGACATACTTCCAATCTATTAAGCATTATGCGTCCAGGTGCCTGCACCCGTAGCAGTAATACTCAGGTCATAAGTTGTCACACCACCGACCTCACCGGATATCTCCATCGAAGTGATATAACCACTGACAGAAAAAGTAGAGTCTGCGGTATCACTGGTTGCACCAACATCAAAAATAACTGCAACAGCAGCACCAACAGTGATCGGAAACGGATTCGTCCCCGTATGATTTATGGCTGTATCCCAAAGGCAACTAGCCGAGATTTCATAACCATAAGTTGTGGGGATATAAGATTTGGCATCTTCTCCCTGGACTGTGACTTCTTCAATATCTTCATTTAGCGTCCAACTGACGCTAGTCGTCTTTAGGTAGGATCCGCCTACAGAAATCCGACATCTTTTACCCGCTACATAAGCCATGTAAATACTCCGTTAAAAAAAGCTAACGAAGTATTTATGGTTTTCAGTCTGTTTTTTGCATCCGGTAATTAATCTCTAATCTGCCATGAAAAACCCTGTCTTCGTGTTCGACTTGGCGACCTTCAAAAAAAGTATCTACATGACCCCGCTGCCACATAGTTAAGGTATAAGGTTCTCCGAATGCCTTTTCTAATTTGTCCAAGATTATTTCAACTCGAAATCCATCATTAGAATAAGCGTCAAAAAATACGCTGTGATCTTCAATTCTAGGGGAAGAATTTTCCATTAACGAAGTGTTGGGGTGGGACATTACCACGTAATCTAAATTGGTATCTCCGTCCGCATAATCAACCCACAAGCGATCCCCAATCAAATCCTGTAGGTTCACCAAATCATTATCAGTATCGTTATTAAACCTGGACATTAAAGCAGCGGTGATACTATTCGCATACAACGGATCATAATTAATATCTGCTGCGGTAGCCGACAACCCTGGTCCACCACTACCAATAGCCAAACCACGATTGGCTAAGATTTCGCCATCCGTAAAAGGGGTATAAGAACAACCCCAAGCGTTGAGACCATAAATCATCCCGTTGGCAAACAACCCATGCCAGAGTGTGCCTGGATGCAAAGCGTCTTCGCTACAATCAGTGGACAAAACACCATAACTATTCTGATTCTGCAGCCAACCAGAAATTAAATGCGATTCTTGTTCTTCTAAAGTTGTTCCCCACAAATCATTACACCAACCCATCGAATCAAAAAACACACATTGCTTTTCTTCCGCAAGTAGTCGCAACAACTCATTGGCTTGATACTGTGCCTGGGAAACTAATGATCTTTTATTAACATCAGGATACAAAACACGAGAATACAAAACATTGCCATAATCGAATGGTCCGCAAAGAATAAATTTGCAAGCACCACCCGCAGCAATATTATCAATCATGCCCCTAATATCTGCGATATAACGAGCGTTGTATGCATTGATTTCACTGCTGCCCCAAGCACCGTTATAGATGCTCTCGAATGCTCCCACATTCGGGGCAACAGAAAGTGGAGTGGTGCCATTACCTGACGTTTGTGGTGGATTGGGATTACCTGGGGACCAATTATTTGATCCCACACTGACGATACAGTGGGAAACTTCACCCGCTGTAACCAACGTTTTCATAATGGAATCTTGACGGTTATTTGCTAAAACGCCACCGTCAAAAGTTTTACCAAACGCTGAATAAGTTGTTGCCCCAGACAGTCCGCAATTATATTTAAACCCAATCGTGCGGACTGGATCCCAAATGCCGAAAGTGCCACCGTTAAGTAACGGACCATTATTTCTGGCAAATTTCCGGCTGTAGGTGTTGGGAATAAAGTTAGGTAAGGTGTCGTTATACAATAACTCAGGATAATTATTAGAAACTGTATAAGATCCTGTAGTGTATTCTTCTGACGCACTGTCACCAATAATCCCTAATCCAGTTACCGTATGGGGACTAGGTGAAACCACATAACTATCAATATATTGTGCAAGGTCTGATCCGTTCAATTTTCTCCTTATTGGTGTTTATCAGTAATATCTATTTGATACACCTTTGATTTATTGGATAGATTCGTCTTGTTGACCATGCTGTACTCAACACCTGCAACTTTGATTTTAGAATTCTCATTGATTAAATCATAAGCACTTTTGCTAACGAGAAATAACCAATAAGGTGCATTGTGGGATCGTTTCAAGTGCGGTTTGTCTACGCTTCCGCCTGTCTGTTGAAACGAGCAGGGAACATTAGATTGAGCTAACGTATAAGTGGTTCTGGCTCTACCTGTTTCGTCTTTGTCTACAACGCCAGTATAAATATCGCAACGCTCTGTCATTAAATGATAGGGAATCACTGGTTGCCACCACTGCGGTAGCTATCCAAAATTTGCCGAGCAGTAATCGGCATTCGGTCTAAGGTGTTGAGAGCAAGCGTATAGGAATAATTTCCCAGCGAAACGGATTGCAATTCGGATGCACCTTCTGAAAACATATTTTTGCAAATATCAAAACACACGTTTTTTAGGTCATCGGGAATGGTTGTATAACCTGCCTCCCATTCGATCCGATATTGACCATGACGACCCAAGCCCATAAGAATTCCGGCAGCGGAATTAACGGAGTAGGACGCATCGTCTTCAATCCAAATTGGCAAGTCGATTTCAGCAGTTGCCGAGCCAAAAAACTCTGCAACCAAATCAAGCGTTGGGAAGGATGAGTAGTTGTCCGCTACTGTTGCCGTCCAACCAGACAACAGACCAACAGCCGTTGCCAGTGATCCAATCGTGGGATAGGACGCATAAGCTAGGGAATTGCTGCTCTTGACCCCTAGGGTAACGGAGCGAAACAGGGCAGAATCCGAGCCCAAGTAGACGGCAGCCGAAGTCGATCCCGTATGTTTGACGGCTACAGCGGCAGCCTGAGAACTTGCCACCGAATGGATCGCAACCACGGGAAATTGTGGCAACAAAACTTTGCCGTAGAGACCCGAAGTCAACACCTGGCTATAAGTGGTTTTGTGGAAAATCCGACCACAATAGTTTTCTATTGCAGCGGTAGCAGCGGATAAAAAAGCAGTCAAATAATCGGCATCCATATCGGTGAAGTTGGAATTTCTCAACCTGGGATCGTCGGTCTCTATAATTAATCTCATGCAGCCCTTTGCGTTGTTGCCAACACTTTAGTTTTGATAAATGTTTGGTGGCTTCCCCAATTCAACGTAAATTCGAGAATGTATTCCGTACCTTCAATTAAATCTTCTGTCACCGATACGGGGATAATTACCCTGTAATCACCATCGCTACCCGATACGTAATCCACTGATCCCGTATGCAATGTGGTAGCTAACAAATCTTTGACGGCAATGCTGCCAGTCAAATCATTGACTACTTCACCAGTTAATTTATTGGTGATGCCAGAGAATTTATAGCTATTGGTGGAGTTGATAAAGATAACTCTACCACCACTGCCCCAATCTATTGTTCCACTCATTGCCTACCTTTCAGCTTTTCCGCTAACCGAATGTCAGCGGCAGTTTTTTTCTTATCAACGTTCGCCATCTTGTAATAAATCGGATCGTCTGGGTTTTTGTTTTCTAGCAAGTATTCCTTGGTCAATATCTTGCAATCTTCTGGCTTAAATAATTTGTAGTTCATCTGATTCCTCTTCAAAGTCCGCCGAATACGGCAAGAAAATTACCTTATCACTAACAACCACCACATCACAATAAATCTCAGCAGTACCGATATCAATTACAGTTGGTGTTTGTCGATCCAATTCATAGTTATCAATCACGAATTCAGCCATTTCTTTTAGTGTGTCTTTGATATTCAATCCCGCTTCGGAAATTTGTACGGTTACATCGTTATGCGACCAGATCGGTAGAGATCGAGGAATTTGCGTCCAATCGTCTTCAATTTCCGACGTGTGGTGTATATCCAGTGATTTGCATAGTTCGTAAAAATCATTTTCATGTTCAATAAATGCATCATATAAATCCAATTTCACAATTAACCTCCGAATAAAATCCGCCCAAAAAAGCGTCTGACGGGTCGAACGTTATGGAAGAAACGCACAGTGTTTCGGACTGGTTGATAGGGGCGGTAATACCAATGCCGATAAGTGCCACCTAATACGTTTTGGTGGGTTCCCGTGCATCTTGCACAACCGCAGCCCGTCCTAGGGCTTTGATTCATTTTTGGCAGAGTGTTAGGACAACTTTCGCAAGTCCCTTTCTGAAGATTTTTATTGCAACTATTCAAGGGTCGCATTTGACCCATGCCTGTTGCTGCCGTCATGGTCTCGGCAATATAAATATTTTCGATATAGGTAATGGTAGGGAATTTCGCCAATGCGTTGGTTTCCCAAGAAAAAAGACAAGTCACAACTAAGGCGACTGTGCCGATCCAAATACCAATGTTCTGCAATGCTCTCATACTCTTATTTATGAGAATCAAGTGAATAAAAAAACCCACATGAAAACATGTGGGTTATTCTTCTCAGCAACGAAAAGGGGTTTAACTTTAGAGTTCAACGGTTGACGCTAGGTCATCGTTTTCGTCAAGGTAACGACTGTCGTCAGTCGCAATACCTAAGCAACAAAATTTAGTACCAGATGAAGTGTTGGCAATGGCAACAGCAACGGCAACGTGCGTGAAACCAGTGGACAAATCAGCCGAACTAAGATCGATACTGTAGGTTTTATCATCCCCAGTAGCAGCCGTAATAGCTTCGGCAGAACCCAAATTTTGGGCACCTGTGCCAGCACTATCAGTAGCTTCTTTAACCTGGATCGAAATATCAGCAGCGGCATCGCTTCCAATATCAATCAAAAACCTTAAATTACGATGCAAACCCATATCAACATAAGTTGAAGTATAGGTAGCATTGACTCCAGTTTTGGTTCCAATTCTTGCAACCACTGGACCTTGTTGACTAGCTTTAAGACCCATATTCTCCTCCTTCTTACGTTAAGTAAATATAATGGGATTCGGTGACACCACTGCCGTTTGCACGTTTGATAGCAGCGTTTAACGCAGGCTGCCCATCCAAACGCCAATCAATGCGAATGGTAGTTGCACCAGTATTAAACTTGTAATCTTTGCTTGCAGAAACAACAGGGGCACCACGTTCGCCTACGACGACTGACGATGGAACGACCAACGCCACGTCTTTAGCGGTGCCAAGTTCGGACATATGATCCGAAACTCGAATTGGACGACCCCACAACATGCCATGCGGAGCAGACACGTAATCAGGGTGCCAAACAAAACCATTACCCCCAGTGAACAACGAAGCTTGGCTATAAGCACTTGGGCTCATAATCCAGTAAGCCTTGCTCAATGAATCAGCCGACAAACGGCTAACCATTCCTGCAACGTCTTCACTCTTAAAACGGTTGGCAGTAGTTCTGGTGACAGAGATCGCAGCAGCACCACGCAAGCAACCGTAAGGCTGATTGGCACCAGTGCCGAATAACAATCTTCCATCCACAAACTTCATAATACCGTTGCGGAAAACGTCATTGACTAAAGTGCTAATATCAATAGCAGCATCAGCAATTAATTCCGGGGTGACATACAATAAAGCCGAGCATTTTGAAACTTCCAGCTTAATGCTTCGACCTTTAATTTCCGTTTCAACAGGGGATTCGTTTTCGGAAATGAAACTAAAAGTTGCACCACCGTAAGAAGCACTGTTGCCATCGGCTGGGGTTCCAGTCTGATCGAGAGCAGGAAATTCAATCGACTTGGTGGACATGCTGACTTTACGAGCCAAGTCATACATGACAGGTTTATAGTCATCCACCTTAAACAATTCTGGAACGAATTGGTGAGGCACAACGAATCCACCATCTTCACGATTAGTGGTATTCAAGGTGCTTTTGGTATAAAATTCGCTTAATTCCGCCATGCCTTTTTGGGCAGTGGATTCATGGGCGGTTTTTACCAAACTGCGGTAGAAATCGTTAGACGATTTCTGGCATTTATCACTCTCATCAAGAGTGATTACAGGACCACGAGAACGCTTTAAGTTCTTTTCAAGTCCAGCAAATCTTTCTTCAACAACAGTTTCAACAACGCCACGAACGGCATCGCAAATCTTGCTGGTCGGATCGTCGCTTAAACTTTTTTCAGCTAAGCCTAATTCAATGTACTGGTTAGCGGTCTCTACGTCCAAATCATACACCTGATTGGCTTCAAGACTTTTAACAGCACTGAGCATCTTTACGGAAAGTGTTTCCATAAGATAACCTCCGGGTTAAAACTTGACTGTTTCAACCTCCGGTTATCCGTGTGCTTAAAATCTAGTTTTAAGTCACCTTCATTGACCTGATATTCACATGTCGTTAAAGTTATCTATGCTTTTGCGCAAAAAAAAATCCTAGGCGAACCAATCACCTAGGAAATTCTTTGATTCCCCGACGAATTAACAGCGATAGCAATAAAAGGGGAATCGAAATAGCAGCAACAAGCCGCTACTTTGTTTTCAGTGCTCTGGCAACGGCATCCCAATTAACCACATGTTTAGGCATGGGAATTTCTTCCGCCCATGTGAAGCAGTCTACATCTTCGTCTTCGCAAAGATATTCCTGCATGCAGCGTTGATAATATTCGTCCGCATATTGCAGACTGGTCGGCATGTTGAGCCCCTTCGCTCTGGCAACTTGGAGAGCGGATGGATTCATGGGGATCGTACAAACCGCTATTTCAAGTAATGTATATTTGCTGATAACATTTTTGATATTCGCCAATTCTGGTCGCATATCAACTTCTTTTTGTGTGGGGGCTCGCATTTGTTGCACCAGAAAACCGATACTTTTTCCAGGTAGATAACTTCCACTTTCATCACCCCGCACCAAACCCCAAATCGTATCGGGGATCCATTCAACCGTTGGGGGAATAAAGTCTGGTCGTGGTGCATACTTGATTTTTGCTTTAATTCTTTCAGCTTGGGCAATCGTTGTCTGAGACCAACTGTTGCGATGATATCTCTCGGCTATTAACCACTGGCAACGTCCTACGGGTGGCAATGCATAGTCGTGACCCAAGGTGATAATTCTGCTCTTATCGAAAATTCTGGTATCCATTCCATGCGGGAGAACACAATCTTTTTCCATATCAATCGTGGCATCGGTGACGATAGAAATATCCGCTCGTTCACCGTCAATTAATTCTTCGGATGCGTTGTTGACCCAAACACGTTTATAACCGAAGCCATCTTTCTCAGATTTTTTAACTTCGTCTTCCATGGCTTTTGCAATGGCTTCACGCACAGGGAAACCAAGGTAGCCCATGCAAAACTTATTCTTCTTGACGGTATAAAAACTATCTAGTTTGTTCATAAATTTATCTATTCCTGAGTTAGCCCATTCTTGTTGTAAGTATGCGGGCAATCGTGTTTCTTTCTGCGGTGAACGTAGGCAATAAAAAGGGTCTTGCACCCATATCTTTTGTGCCCAATTCCAGGTATTTGGCATATTTAAGATTGCTACCAACCCTGGCAGTCATTTCTTTTTTGTCTACTTCCCATTGGATCGACTGCATTAAAGCCCCATGTTCTCTATGGGGTGGCTCACCTGGACTAGATGCAGGTGGGCTTTTGGCTTTATTAACCGTTTTCTTAACCGCATTGGTCAAGTAGATGGCAGCCCTAGTCAAATTCTTTTCAGTGTGCGTATCGAATTTGCTCTTAAAAGATTCAACATGATATTTGGCAGCTACCTTAACGCTTATAGGATTATTCATTCACCCCCGAATCCTGGATATCTAACACCCACTCTATGGAGCAAAAACAATTCGGATGCAACGGTGGAAATTGTTCTGCATAATTTTCATTATCCCATTCTTCTTTTTCACCAAATGATCCTTCAATTTCTACTTCGGTCCCTTCCATTGCAGCACATTCGGGGCAAGGGTCGGGACTTAGCAGCCAACGCATTTTGGTTACAACGCCAGACTCAATAGCTGCCGCTTTAGCACCTAGGTTATAAGATCTGCTGGTTTCTGTTCTGGCAATTACTTTTGCATGATTATCTTTTAAGCCAGTGAAGATAGATTTTACTCTGGCTGTCATTTCCGATAAGCGATCCCCTTCAACTAAACCTTCTTCAATCTCTTTTCTCAAACCATCCAAAGCACTGTTGAGAGATTGCAGAGTAGTTTTATTAGTGGATTCAGCGAAACTTAATGCAAGATCCTTTGCCGCTTCGGCAACCTTTGGGTTGAATACCGAAAGTTTGTCCTGTGAGGCACCAACTTTTTGCAGTAATTGTTTGCCAGCATCTGCAAAGGATATTTCAATATAAGGCTGGGCAACAGCAGCCAATTCCTTGTCCCATTTTCCTACGGGCTTAAAGTCTTTTATCACCCGTTGTGATTTGGTGGAATTTTTCAAAGCCTTTAATATCTGGGCTTCTTGTTTGCCGAAGAATCCAGCAACCTTTTCAGCCAGAGCGGATCCGTCTCCCGGTTCATCTAGCTGAAAAGATTTTGGATTCTTTTTTGATTTCAAACTAATCAAGTCGGCTTCCATGCCCTTTGCTTGGGACTCGTTCCCGCCTTGATTAGATTCTTCTATTTCTTCTTCTGGTTTATCTTCCGCAACAGTTGGTTGTGGGAATGCGGGGGCAGGTTCAACAGCATTTTTATTTGGTGGTCCCAATGCTTCAATAAAACTAATAGCTGCATCTTCTGGCATTAAGTAAAACTGCATAAGTGTTTTCACGTATGCTGGTGGTAACAAAATCCCCTTATGATAATCGTAAATTAATGACTGCCATCGTTCGACACCACCAACCACCTCATTTAATGCAGCTTGTGCTTTGGCTTGCGTATCAGTTGCAACAACTGGATCTTCAAGTTTCACAGCATCAGGATTATCAACAGCTTCAATATCTGTTGATTCTTCACCCGTAGGCGAACCCGTAGGATCTTGCCCTTGGATATTCGTGAAACTATCGCCACCTTCAACGGGTGGTAAATCGTATTCTCTACGGGCTTCATTCCGCCACATAATTTGATCAGTCACCAACCCATGGATCTCTTGCAATAACAATTGTCGATTCTGCGGGTTCTGATCGTCAAAGGCACAAAACACATCGCCTGTTTCGTCCCACAAGGGAACGTAAAACTTATTTAATACTTCTTGAAAACGGTTTAATCTGGGAGCAACAGCATCCCGAACATGTTGAATTAATGAAGCTTCTAAAGTTGCCCTGTTGTATTGGGAAGATTCCAGTAAAGCTATCGGCACCCCATAACAACGCATGATTTGCACGTGTGCATCACGAGCAATTTGCAAGAACGATAAATCGTGCGGGCTCATTTGAGTGGGATCAAACTTGCCAGCGTATTGATTAAACAGAACTTTTCCCCTGCCACCACGAGTCATATTCTCGAATTGCAACCGGGCTCGTTCGGCAATTTGTGGTGTCACAGGATTATCGAAAGAATAGATACCCTGCATTTGGGCACCGTTCTCTAATAAGGCTGCTTCAGTAGCCAGCATTTTTCTTTCAACGTTATACATTTCCCACACTTTAGAAAGTGGAGAAACACCACGTAAAGATAATGGATCGGCTAGATTCAATCCGCAGAATGGAATAATTATTCCTTCTTCGGACTTCAACGGATAAGTTGTGGTTTGACCTTTTTCACCACTGAATTTAATTCCAACGGGATAACCTGTGGTTTGGTCTTTAATCACTTCGCAAAACTGGGGTGGCATGATTTCATAATGCGATGGTTTGCCACTGCTATCTAAACCAATCCACAAATAAGCATGACCCGCTGTATCCTGATAGGAAAACAGATAAGAGAATAAATCAGTCCTGCTATGGATCTCGTGTCCATGGGTGAAGAAATCAATCATGGGGTGTGTCATGATTTCTTCAACTTCGTCAGTCGTTGAGATCTGGAATTGTTTTCTAATCTCGAAACTTGTTTTAGCAGTAATTGACTTGCGATGCTTCTCGGCAAATGATTTTGGATTACGTGTGAAGAAACGTAATTTAGCAGCGGTGCAACCTAGTACGTTTCTTTCGACGCAGGCTGCTACAGTCCGCACGTTAGCTTCTAATAAGTCTGAATCCGAAGGCTTAGGAACGTTGCCCCAAGCATCGGCAGAGCCAACGATAATGGGTTCGTTGAAAGAACGACGACCAGCCCAACTGGACAAACTAAATGTTGATTGTATTTTTTGATAGAGTCCCATTAAATCCTAAAAAATGTATGGTTCCAACAATGCAGACGATCTAATGCTGCCAATTCGGCTAGCTCTTTTTCTTCCAAACTCTGTTTTGGAACAGCATCGTTTTTCTTTTTCTTTGATTTGGCTTTTGCTTTCGGCTTCTCACCGAAAATAGATGAGCCAGCATTCTCGTTATTCGTCATAATTATATGTATCGTTGCTGACGGAATTTCTATCGTATTCACTGATCGCATACCCCAACGCATCAAGACAATCCGACCCGTCATGCAATGGCTTTCTACCGATTGGTTCACCATCATCATTAATGGGATAGCGATATAATCCCGCAGCTTTAATCAAATTGGGACACTGTTGCCGAAGCACTTTCAGCCGACTGGTTCGGATTCTGCTGGTCACTTTATTAATCCGATATTGAACGGCACCCGCTGCATTACTAGCAGCTAGGAATAAGATCCCTGTATTCATTAGATAATTGTGGATTGAAGACCTACCGCTGGCATCTGCATAAGCCATTTCAATTGGCATTCCCATTTGGGTTGCTTTTTCATTCTCGGAAGTAATCCATTCGTAATGATGTTCGTCAAATTGACCACGTATACAACGTTCTCCCACCACCCAACACACATCGTTTTCGTCAAAAATACAAATTAAAGCCACCCAAGGATCACCACCACCACCCCAGTCCACACCTAAAATTGTGGTGCCACCTTCTACGTCAAAATCATTTTGGTCAACAATGCATTTACCAAAATCTGGATAGACTAACGAGACAGAATGTTCCGACCATTCGGCTTCATAGAAGTTTTTGAATTTCCATTCGGGCCATTCTTTCCTACGCTTTTCTATTTGTTTCAGATCGGCATAAGGACTCTCCATGGTTTTGGCTACTCTCACGTAATAATCTGGATCGTCTTCTTCGTATGCTTTTAAGACCTCATCTTTTAACCAAGTGTGTTCAGGATATGGGGTGCTGGCTAAGAATACCCGTCCGCCTGATTGCGTTACCCGCTGTTGAATCACATGCCAACATTGACGAGAACACTTGCCCGCTTCGTCAAAAAAAATAGCGTCTGCATGAATGCCCTGAATGGAATCAGGATCTTCCATGGATCGAAAATAAATCATTCCACCTGTTGGCAATTCGTATTCTTTATCAACTCTACGGACCACACCCCCAGCGAATGGGGACATGTTGATCACGTCCATTACGCTGACCCAAGTCGCTTGTGCCAACATTTTGTAAGTTGGAGCACAACCAATAAACTTGCCTTTGGGGTTTTTCTCTATTTCTGAATAGAGCCAGCAACCACCGTATGCAGTTTTGCCAATACCAGATCCAGAAATTAACGCCACGAATTTGGCGTTGTTCTGGTGAATGTCAGCTTGCGGCTGAATAAAAGAAAAGTTTACACCAACCGATTTATTAGATATCGGTTCAATAACTGGTGAGGCAATTGGCGTTACACCTTTAAGAGCCATACACCTCCGTTCTACTATTTGGTACTACATTATAAACGCTCATTTGAATTGCTGTGGGTTGATTTGGTTCACGTATACTATCCACTTTGGGACTCGCCCATTTAGCCAATTCTAAATATTCTTTCATTGCTTTTGGATTGCGTGTTTCTTTCCAATCTTCTAGCAAACTATCCAGATATTCCACTATGGTTTCACGATTCGATTCCATGTGGTTATGCAGCGTATCAATCAGCAAAGTTTTAGTTGTTCCTGACATGACCAGTTGATCGCCAAAATAACCTGTACAACTTGGATGCATTAAGGCATCTTTAATATCTTCGCCTGATTTGATATTGAGTTTTCTAATTCGTTGTTGCAATGTTGTTGTAGGAATTAGATATTTTTTACTGATATCATTAACGGATAACTCTTCTCCGTCAATTAGATATTTATTTCTTGGCGTATTACTCATCATCAGTATCTAGCAACGATTCGTTATTTATTGAGCCAATTAGTATCAATTCTGGTTCAATCAACCCTTCAATTAATGGATCGATATACAAACTGCCTTCTAATTCTGCGTCAATAGTTTTGACGAATTCTAATCCACCACTTCCCGTACCTGCGTCATACGTAATTGTCGGTCTGGTGCTAGCAGTCAGTGTTAATCCACCTGTTCCCATAGTGGCAAAACGACTGATCGTAGGTGACCCACCTAGCACTAATCCGCCACTGCCGTTGATATGCGGAACAAATTGCGTGGTTGGACTTCCAGCCAAGGTGAGATCCCCACTACCTACGGCATGATAAGTGGCTATCGGTTGGACGGTTCCCGCCAATGTGATGCCACCTTCAACCGCTGTGGTGGGGCTGTAAATTGGAACAACTGATCCACCTAACGTAAGCCCGCCCGTACCCGCACCCGCACGCACGGGGGAACTTAGGGCTTCTCCACTGATCGTTAATCCACCTGTAGGTCTAGTGGCATGTTGCGTATGATTCGTTGTTGGACTGCCACCTAATGTCAACACTCCACCTACCTCAACGGTATAGGTTTGTCTGACTTCGGCTGCTCCACTTAATGTTAATCCACCACTGGCAACCGCTTGGCTTCTTGCATCTGGTGTAGCAGTGCCAGATAACAATAACCCCCCTGCTCCACTGGTTGACCAATGACTTTGTTTAGTGGGTGTAATTGTTCCCGTCATGGTCATTGTGGCACCACTAATACTGGTGTTATGCGATTGATACGCTTGCACCCTGCCCACTTTCCAAATAGCTGGAATCTGATCCAGGTATAAAAAGTTTCCATGGAACACATGTTGAATTGCACCTTTGAAATAATCAGGATCGGTGGAATTCCCCGTATGGTATTTGGTAGATCCAATGTTGGCACCAAACGTAATTTGTCCGTTATGGCTATTCAAATCGGGTGTAAAGGCTGCCGCAACCGCTGTAGCATCCAAGCATAAAGCCCACAAGTTAGCGGCATCGACATATATCATGGCAGCTTGATGATCCTTGCCTAACTCAACTGTGCCTGCATTAAGGAAACTGGTTGTGGCACCACTCCACACACCACCCCTTAACGTGGCATCTTGTAGATAAATGCACAGCCCTTTAGTAGACGTTCCCTGGCAATACAACATTTGTTTGCCAGTAATCTTCTCTGGACGAAACCAAAATAATATTGTTTTGGCGTTGTAGGTTCCGCTATTAAATTGTGAATTACTTGGGATCGTAATATATTGGGACGTTCCATTTAATGCACATGCTCCACCTTCGGTTGTATAGACAACACGTCGGCTATTCAGGGTGGGACTGTTGACATAAGTACCATCTACACTGCTGCCCAAAGTTCCATAATTAATTGCAGTGGTCCCAGTTGATTCGTCTAACTTCCACCAACCCGCTATAGAACCTTGGCTAATTGCCTCATCGTAAGGTGCATTGAGAATTCTTAATCCCCCGGTTGCCGCTTGTTTGTACAACGGATATGCGGTGGTTGTTCCACTTAAAACTAAACCACCACTACCCGTTGCGAAAAATTGCTGCTCTTGTTGTGCGGTTCCACCAATCGTGACCACCGGACCAATCCCTGCATTGGGATGGTAAATCACATGTGGTGTAGTGAATCCACCTAATAAGAACCCGCCATCTTCTTCTTCTGATTGAACGTTTTCTAAAAACATGGAATCATATTCCGCTTTAATCCATGCTGCGGATCGGGCAATTTTACTGTATCTAATTTCGTCTATATCAGTGTCCAGCAAATTGGCTCGACTACTCCATGCACCAATTTGATTACCAGCTAAAGAACCAACCAACACATCCAGGTCGGTAGTTGTTTGGGCTTCTAATTGACCATTGAGATAAACGGATAATTTATCGCCTGGCTGCCAAGTCAATGCTAAATGAAACCATTCCCCTAGTTCCATGGGGGTTGTTCCAATTGCATTAATTTCTTCCCAGTCTGATTCTCCGTCTAATTGGGCTCTACCCCAAACGGTTCCATCGCTGGTGTGTCCTAACAATAAAGAATAATCTTGGGTTCCGTTGTTGTTTCTAACACCCCTGCTGAATAATACACGATGGGCAGCAAAAAACGTATTCACTCTAATCCAACCTGAGATAGTGAATTGATCCGTAGGGAAAGTATCTTCATGGGGAAGTTGAATAAAATCTTCGCTGACCAAATGCTGTCCGTTGTTATGAATACCTTCTTCTAAATCAGGGACAGAATCCGTATCACCATTGCCACCTGTTCCATGGAAATTATTGCTCGTACTGTCGGCATATTCTCCGTTGGTTCCGTCGGCTTCTTCTGTTAAATGATAAACACCTTTGAAGAATGCATCCCAAGTAGCTGATTCGTTGTGGATATAAGGTGAGTTGCGATCAAAAAACAGATAGAGAACGGTAGGGGTATTGGCAACAATGTTTGTTTTGACCCAGACTTTATTCTCAAAAGTATCTTCGTCGAACGATTCGATTTCAAATTCCAACATCTGATTATTGCTGTTAGCAAAACCATAATATCCAGGTGCCCCATACAAAGTAATTGGTAGTGGGAAACCAGTTAAATTAGCTTCGGCAAAAGCTGGAATGGTCAACGTTGTTCTAATAAAGAACCCATTACCAAATGCAGATGGACCAGCTTCTTGATAATAGGTGACGTAAGCTGTTGTGGTTCCACTCAATATCAAACCACCAGTGCCGATCAATTCGGGGAATGCAGAACCTGCTAAGGTTAATCCACCCGTTGCCGTGGCATTATAGATTTGTTGCGTGGTGGTTGTTCCACCGATCTCTAATCCACCCGTACCTTCTGCGGTATAGATTTCTCCATCTTCAAACTTGAACGCTAACGCTATACCACTTAATTCTAGTGTGGTGCCTGTGGTGGTGATTCCATGATAAATTGTGTGGATACTATTTGCTTCACCACCAATCGTAATTCCCCCGCTGGTAGTACCTACTTGTATAAACGTGGCAGTGGTTGGATCGTTGTCTAACTCCAAGCCACCTGTTGCCACCACTCTATAATTAGGTTTAGGGGAAGTTGTCCCACCTATCGTTAATGTGCCTGTGCCTTCCCCTGCATCTTGTTTGAAATCAGGGTTGCCACTACCCGCTAATAACAAAGTGGTGCCTGTGGTTGTGACATGATAGGTGGCGTGTGGATTGATAGTGCCACCTAGGGTCATGCCCCCCGTACCTTCCACAACGACTGTGGAGACAACAGAGAAATTATCAAAAGAGTGGCTGTTTCCTGTCCAACCACTGGGAATAAAATTACCTAAACCTAAACCTGCAGTGCCAGCACTGGTAAAAGGTGACGTTGAATCATTGAAGGTTAATTTCAAAACACCATTACACCATGCGGTGACTTCAACGGGTGAAGTTCCTTGCACCTTCAATTGAACCGTATCACCATTAACTAAGAATCCGCCAACATCCGCAGTGGGAGTTTGCCAAACTCCACCAATGCGTTTTAAGATTCTGAATCTACCGCTGCCGCTACCTGATTTATTGGCAGAGAATTGCAGAGCGTAAAGGTTGTTTACGTCCTGGACTCTGGCACCTAAGATCCCTGCCACTTGGGCACCACCCGCAAGCGGAGTGGTAACGGTAACGGCATAGTTTTCTGAATCGTAAGTACCATTGGCAGAATAAAACACCCCGTCATCAAATAAACCTGTTGCGGTTTCTGCTACGTCAGTCGTGGCATTGCAAAGAATATTACTAATGTCTTGATAGAGAATCGACCAACTGGTTCCCACATCAGGTGTGTGAAGGTGTAAAAAAGTGTTCGACGATTCAGTAAAACTATCCTGGAATATTGCCATCCGTGGTCCCTGCTACTAAAAGATTTAGACTTTCAATAAAGTCCGTATCATAGTTAGTGGCTTGGAGTAGTTCTTTTGCATGGTCAATATTCACTGCGGGTCGTTTTAAGTCACGAGCTTTTGCAAGAATAAATTGATCTGGATTGCCAGAATAAAGATAGCAGTGGTTATTAGCAATGTCTCCCCCTGTCTCTGCGGGTAATAAAAGGTTTTGAAATTTAGTTGTAAGTTCACTTAGATTATCACTCAACAAGAACCTCGTTACGATTTTATGTCCGAAGATCCCATGTAGATTGGGACTAAAGAAATGTTGAATATCGTGTGTTGTTACGCCCCTGGTTTTTGTCCATAACATGGCTTCGCTGTCATCAGGGGTAATGCCGTAAATGCATTTAATTGATAAGTCTTGTGTGCGGATTGCTTGGCAAACGAGAAAACCCGCAACACCTAAATTACGATGTTGCGGGTTTACAAATATACGTAGTAATTCTAAGCAACCGATTCCGGTTGAATACCAAACATGACCAAACGGGGTCTCTACTCTACCTGGAGCAGCACCCATTTAGTTAGTTCAACTCAATACGTGGAACGAATTCTAATTTGCCACCACCATCACCAAACGTAAATGCACTGGCAAATTTTTCAGCTATTAAAACATTACCACTATCAGACGGATGAGTATAATGATAACCATAAATAGTCGTGCTAGTGCTAAACGTAAAAGTCTGCTGCGCAAAAAATGCTGCGCTAGTATCAGTAACAGTGGATACAGTCCATCCAGTGGTTGCTAAAGCAAGTGCTGAATATCCCGCAACCGCACATTCGGTTACGTCACCATTGACCGACGTTTCGGCTGGGGTAAAGTTATTGGTGTATAGCCTTAACTGAAAAGTTCCAGCAGCTAATTGACCCAACATAAGTTTAAGAATCGTTCGTTCACCTTGATTCAATGCGACAAGTGCCATCCTTTGGCTCCTCCTTTATAAAGTTATTTGTCCTGATTATCTATTCACCTGCTTTGGATTTCTAGTTTCTTATATTCTTTTGTTTCGATCCAAGCTTTTACTTCTCGCAACACATTGTCCCATTTTCCAGCTTCGGTCTGTCTAAAGATTTTGGTACTGGGATACCAACAGTTTGTATCTCCCGTTAATCCGTATCTCCAATCGGGTATTTTTGCCAAAATTAAAGCGGTAGGATGCCCCATGGCTCCGCTCAAATGGGCAACGCTGGTATCAATCGTGACCATTAAATCCGTTTCCTTGATACTTCTTGCCGTTGCTAAATAATCTTCCATGTTGGCATCGGGTGGATCGATAGTGGCACCTTCCATTAAGTCCACGATTCCAATTCCTGGCAGCACCCTAGGTGCCTTTTCTTTTTGGAAACTGATTAAGTTGTAATCTTTCAAGACTTCAAAGTATTTCAGTGGACAGGATCGAATATGATCCATTCGATTCTTTGGGTTGCCACCCCAACAAATTCCGATCCCACCTTTTCTATCGTGGTACGGTGGACAAATCCAAGGGCACTGATACCCCATGGGATCTAACAAATCTGCTTGGGTTAAATTCATTCTGAGTGGCAGACTCAATAAATCACAATGATAATCGTAATGCTTCATAGCTCCGTCATATTCAAACACATCATCTATAGCGTCGATACGTTTCATGATATTGGTTAATTGGGGAACCGATAAAAAGTAGATCCTACGGGCTCCAAATTTGTTCTTTAACAATGCCGTTAATCGAATGAATTGGATCCGATCTCCATTCCCCTGCGTACAATGCAAGAGTAAAGTTTTTCCATGCAGATCCTCCCCATTCCATTCAGGGGCTTTTCTACCTAAGAACTTTCTGAAATCAAATTCAGGTTCGATAGCTTGCCAACGATATTCATAATGTTTCCAGGCTTTTTGCCATTCTCCCATGAGCAATAGATTGCAACCGAGATTATATCTGCTGGCGGGATCGTTCGGTTTTAATTCTAGGGCTTGCTCATAACACTGATTACTTTCTGCAAATCGTTCGGCTTCCCCTAGCAATACCCCTTTATTAAATCTCAACCAATGCAATTCGGGTTTTAATTCTATGGCTTTGTTGAGATATTTTTCGGCTATCTCGAATTGCTTATTTCTCTGGAATAGCTGGGATAAATGAAACCAACTTGCAAAATCATGCGGGTTTAAGTCCAGGGATTTATTAAAACTATCGTTGGCTTCTGCATATTTTTGTGCGTTTTGTTGGACCACACCTAAATTATCCCAGTGTTGTGCATTGGTTGGTTCGGCAATCGTTGCTTGTGTCAAATGTTGTTCCGCTTCTACGTGCATTTGAAAGTCGCTTTCAATCAAACCTAGTAGCACTAACGCAGGAGCATTATTTGGCTCGACTTGGATTACCTGATGCAACAATTCAGCCGCTTCATTTTGCTTTTTTATTTGATAGAAATGCGTTGCCAAGGCAATCGTTCTCGGCACCAAATGATCTTCTAGCCATGCGTCCCAACGTTGGTGCATGTAAGATTCATTTTTAAGAAACGCTTTGGGTCTTGGTCCCACTGCTTTAATGGTGACGTTTCCTACATGCTCCACCAACTGATCAGGTAGTGCATGAATCTTATAACCAGCTTCCCTGATTCTTAAAGAGAGATCAGTATCTTCAAAGTAAGCGAATTCTAAATTGGTTTCGTCGAACAACCCGAATTGTTGGTAGGTTTGTTTGGATAAGCACATACACCAACCGCAGATATAATCGACACCTGATCCATATCCACCACTGCCCCCATGATTGCCTAACTGGGGATCTAAAAAGCAGCCTAAATAACCTACAAGTTTGGTTTGTTGGTCATTTTGTAGGTAGTCAATTAGCTTTTTGTCCCAACCTTTTTTTACCGTGGTATCGGAATTAAGTAGCACCAAATAATCTGCTTTACTTAATTCAGCCAATCGGTTGTTGGGACGTATGAAACCATCGTTTTCAGTGGCGTATATGACTGTGGCGTTAGGTATTTTAGCTAAATAATTGGTGGTTTCTGGCTCGGATCCGTTGTTATAAATCAGCAAATTATAGTTGCTGGTGTGCTTTTGAATGCTCTCAATACAGGCTTTTAGGTAGGGTAATTGGTCTTTAACTACGATTAAAATATCTATTTGCATGCAATAGATAGTGGTATGAAACACACCTTTTTCCTAGAAGATGGTCGCAAGGGAGAACGACTGATATCGGAAACGGATTCCGAAAGAATTGTTGAAACTTACTTAGAGCCAGAACGACCCAAAGTTTTGTCAACCAGAGTGGTCGAGAAGAAACGTCCAGAAATATTTGAACGCACCGTGGAAACGCTGGATGAATTAGGACAAGTGGTTGAGATTAAAACTCAATCCATCGATCCTGCTCCCATGCGAATCGTAGAACACATTGGGATTGG